GCATCCTATGGTGAAGACTCCGACTTTGTCCGAATCCGCGTCAAGGGCGAGTTCCCGCGCACTGGCGAGATGGAGTTCATCTCTGCGGCTGACGTTGATGGCGCCATGGTTCGAGACACTACCTCCGCAATCACAGACCCACTTGCTCTCGGCGTGGACGTTGCTAGATATGGAGCAGCTGAGTCGGTCATTGCTTTCCGAAAAGGCCGCGATGCAAGAACAATTGAATGGTTCTTCGGCCGCGGCTTATCCACCGTCACCCTCGCGTCCAAGGTCGCCGAACTCAACTCCACCTACAGAGCAGATGGGATAATGATCGATGGTGGAGGTGTCGGCGGTGGTGTCGTGGATAATGTACGCCATATGCATCTCTTCTGCTATGACGTCCAGTTCGGCGGGAAGGACGATGTTGGTGGCGGGGTCTGGGGCATCGATGGTGAGCGCTATGCCAACAAGCGCGCCGCTATTTGGGGAGCAATGCGATACTGGCTTAAAACTGGCGCCATCCCCGCGGATTCAGAACTCCGAGATCAACTTATCGCACCGCTTTACTCCTACAACGTCCGCAATGAAATTGTTTTGGAATCCAAGGAATCCATGATGGATCGGGGCGTAGCCTCGCCCGACCGCGCCGATGCCCTCGCCCTTACCTTCGCCTACCCCTTAGCCTCCCACGACTGGGCCGGCGGTGAACATCAAACCAAGCCCCTTATCGAAACCGAATGGGATCCCTATTCCGAAGAAAGAATGTCCGCATGAGTTTCCTCTCCCCTTCCGATTCGGGCGGTGGTTCCCCGGGCCTTCCCCAGACTGAACTCCTATCCTCCATCCGTGGGGGGATGATGCCGTTCGGCAAGAAGCCCAAGCCAAAGAATCAATTCGCCACCTTCCTCGGCGGGGACATGTCGGCCAATCCCTCAGCCACAACCTTCGGTTCCGGTGGCGGCTCCAACACTCTTCTAGGTCAATAACCCATGATCTACATCTACATGTGCCGAGCCGCATCCCAACGTTGGGCCGACCCACCCCCACCCACTAAATGCATCTTCGACGATGGTCCTGAAATCGCAATCCTCGGTCCACTCATGCGTGACAACCTAATCCGCTTCCCCACCGATCCCTCCTACACCATTGAAACCCTAGGTATGTAATCCATGCCCACAGTCCCCTTCCTCCCCGATCGACCTCACGGCAACATCACCCCTATGGTCGACCCGATCTTCAAAGCCATGGCGATGGCCGATCTCTACACCGAATACTCCCAATCCTTCTCTGAGCGCGCCAAGGCCACTACCGAAGCCATCGCCACCGGTGCGATGGATCCCGTTGGGAAGAACACCACTGACTTCAAATCCCCTGCCGGTGTTCAGAATAAAAGCCTCTTGGATTCTTTCAGCGATCTAATCGACCGTAAAGAGCCGAAGTCAAAAGAAATCCCTGCTGATAAACTCTCCACCTATCCCTCCCAAGATGATGCCAAGGAAGCTCTCAAATCCGGCTTTGGCTATGGCTCAGGGAAAGAGAATTTCTACGAGGCCAAGAACGCCAATGTTATCGGCTCTGTTGACAATTCAGGAGAATGGAAACCCAAAGGTCCACGGGGTTATTACTCTGATGAAGTTTCTGCCTTCATCAATGATAGTAAGTTCACCAAGAACCTTGACCTTGATAAGGTTGAGAATTGGGGCTTGAAAGAAAAACTCGGCACCACCTTCACCCAAGCCGGCCTTGCCGCGAATCGTGTTCCTGTTGCAATGCTTGGTTTTGATCCCAATCGAATTGCCATGGATCTTGTCTCCGACGGTGGGAAGGTAACCCTCGGTGGTTCATTCAACCCCAAAGCCGATGGCATCTATGCCAACATCGATAAGCTTGATCCCAGCACCGTCCTTCATGAATCAATCCACCGAGGTTTCGAGATTGTTCGTCAACGTTCAGAGGAAGGAAAGAAACTTCTGAAAGAACTCCCTGCCGAAGAAACAGTTACTCGTTGGGTGATGCATAGTATGGCAGGTGATCCCGAGGCTAATTCCAGTGGCGCGGTCAATGATAAACAACGTAAACATGCCGTGGAATTGTTTAGTCAAAAGACTCTTTACGCCCAAGGCCTTAAAGATAAACTATCTCGCGTTATGGAAATCGCGGCCGAACTACACAAAGAACAACGCCCCGGAGGGCCCCGATGATCACCACCCCTGCTGACGTCGCCTATAAACAATTCGTCATGGGCCGACTCATCGGCATGCGCACCAATCGCTTCTCATGGTGGACCCATTGGCGCGAACTCGCGGACTACTTCCTCCCGCGTCGCTACCGCTGGCTCATCACCCCCAACATGCAATCCCGCGGCACCCAAATCAACCAACACATCCTCGATTCCTCCGGGGTGATCTCCGCGCGCAACCTCGCCTCTGGCCTCGTCTCCGGCAAATCCTCCCCAACTCGCCCGTGGTTCAAGTTCAAAATCGGCCGCGAGGACAACACCCAAACCACCCCACGTTCCCTTTGGCTTGCTGAGTGTGAACGCCTGATGTACCTCGTCTTCCACGAATCAAACTTCTACAACTGCATCGCCACGTTCTACTACGACCTTGTAATCTTCGGCACCGCTGCGATCCTCGAATACGAAGACTTCGAGGACGTTGTCCGGTTCTACAACCCTTGCGCTGGGGAATACTACGTCGACATTAACGGCAAATACCAACCAGTAATCTTCTACCGTGAATTCACAATGACCTGTTCCGCGGTTGTTGATGAGTTCGGCTATGCCAACTGCTCCACCTCCGTACAAGGTCTCTTTGACACCAAATCCGGCGCCAACCTCACCAAAGAAATCACCGTCGCCCACGCCATCGAACCCAACAACGACGGCCGCGCAGCTGAGTTCGGTGTCCCAGAACACTTCGCCTACCGCGAAGTCTATTGGGAATGGGGCGGTTCAGGCTCACCCCAAGGCGGCGGCACCACCGCAATCGGCTTCCTTCGCAAGCGCGGGTACTTCGAACAAATGGCAATCGTCGGTCGATGGGACTTAGTCTCCAACGATCCCTACGGCCGATCGCCGGGGATGGACGCGCTCCCTGACCAAAAGCAACTCCAACTCGAAACCCGGCGCAAAGCCCAAGCCGTCGACAAGATGGTCAATCCCCCATTGGTGGCAGATGTCCAACTCAAAAACCAACCCGCTTCTCTCCTCCCGGGCGGCATCACCTACGTCACCGGCTACTCTGCCTCCGGCAAACCCGGCTTCTCCTCCGTCTACGATACTAAATTTCCCGTTAATGAAATCTCCGAAGACCTCAAAGAAGTCCGCGAGCGAATCGCGAAAACGTTTTTTAACGATGTTCTTCGGACCGCCAGCCAGTATGAAACCCGATCCAACGTCACCGCCGTCGAATGGGATATGCGGAAGTCTGAGTCTTTGGTTATGCTTGGTCCTGTTCTTGAGCGTATTGATAACGAGGTCCTAAAACCCATCATCGAACGTACCTTCGCGGTGATGGCCCGTGCCGGGATCTTCCCGCCTCCCCCGCCTGAACTCGCAGGCAAAAACATGGAGATTGAATTCGTTTCCATGCTCCAACAGTCCCAACAGGCCGCGGCCTCAGCCGGTATCGAGCGTCTTCTCTCCCTCGCCGGTAACCTCGCCGCCATCGACCCGGCCGCAATGGACAACATCGACGTAGACTACGCCCTTGACAATTTCAGTTACCTACTAAACAATAGTCCTAAGTTGATCCGCTCTCCCGAACAGCTTGTTGAAATCCGAACCAATCGCCAACGACAGCAGCAAATGGCCGAACGCGCACAGCAAGCTGAACAACTCGCCAAGGCGGGGAAGAACCTCTCCGAGACCAATGTCGGTGGCGGCATCAATGCCCTTCAAGCCATGGGAGGAGTTGCCCCATGAGACGCTGTCCCCTAAAGTCTTGGCTCCTCCGAATCCTTCTCAGGCATCGCCGCCATGCCCTATAACGCTGCCAATCGCAAAGACATCCGTGCCGCGGAGAAGGTTTCCAAACACCTCTCCTCAATGGAACGTGAGGTGGTCGCGGGGATCATGTCGGTTGCCAATGGTCGCCAGTGGGTCTATTCCCAACTATCTCGCTCAGGGATATTCCGCACCGCCTTCGCGCCCGATGCCTTAATGATGGCCTACAACGAGGGTCTTCGCTCCGAAGGCATCCTACTCTTCAACGACATCATCACCTACTGCCCTAACTATTTCATCACAATGCTGGAGGAAGAAAATGCCCGAAACGCCGCTGCCGAACGACCCCGCGAGCAGAACACCGGACGGGACGATATTGGATCAGACCCCGACGCTTACCCCGACGGAGACCCCGAGCCCGGCACCGGCGCCAGCGTCAACTGATCCGACCCCGGCTCCTGCCCCTGCTCCGGAAACCCTCCTCACAACCAAAACCGAACCCACTTCGGCGCCGGAGAAATATGACGATTTCAAACTCCCGGAAGGCGTGGAGATCAAAGCCGAAACCCTCAAGTCGGCACAGGAACTTTTCAAAAGCCTGAACCTGCCCCAAGCCGCGGCTCAGTCCCTGATCGACTTCCACACTGCCCAACTTACCGAACTCGCCAATGCCCCGATCGAGGCCTACAACCGCCTCCGGGAAGAATGGCAAACCACCGCTAAGGCCGACCCTGAGATCGGTCCGAAGCTTAATCAAATCCGCGAGAATCTCGGCCGTGCCTACGATGCTGTTGGCAACCCGAACCTCGTCGCCGAATTCAAATCGGCAATGAACCTAACCGGCGTTGGCGACAATCCCGCGTTCATCAAATTCATCAATGCACTCGCCACGAAGATAATCGAACCGCGACATGTGTCCGCAGGTGGACCCTCTTCCGTCGCTGCGCCAAACTCGGCGTCGCCCACCGCAGCGAAAGCATTCTACCCTAACCTCTAACCCTGCCCCAGAGGGGCTGAACAGCATGGCTCAGAAGGGTTCGTTGTCCATCTATCCCATTTCTCTATCTCCTAAGGAGCCTTAAATGGCAATTATCGGCAATACTGCCCTTACCTACGCAGACTGGGCCAAGCGCGTTGACGACCAGAAGATCGCGGTCATCATCGAGCTTCTCTCCCAAACCAACGAAATCCTTGACGACATGATGGTCGTTGAAGGCAATCTCCCCACGGGCCACAAGACCACGGTCCGCACCGGCCTCCCTCAGGCCACTTGGCGCTTGCTGAACGCTGGCGTCCCGAACGCAAAATCCACCACCGCGCAGATCGTTGACACCTGCGGTAACCTCGAGACCTACGCGGTTATCGACAAGGACATCGCCGACCTGAACGGCAACACCGCCGAGTTCCGGCTTTCCGAAGTCCGTGCGTTCTTGCAGGGAATGTCGCAGCAGGTTGCCAAGGCTCTCATCTACGGCAACCAGCACATCAACCCGGAGCAGTTCACCGGCCTCACCCCGCGATACTCCACCCTCACTACTGCTAACTCCCAGACCGCGGCCAACGTGATCTCCGGTCTCGGTGCCACGGCGACGTCGCAGACCTCCCTTTGGATCGTAACTTGGGGCAATGATACCCTCCACGCGACGTTCCCGAAGGGCAAGATCACCGGTCTTCAGCACCGTGATATGGGTGAATGGCCGATCTCCGACTCGCTCGGCAATACCTATCAAGCCTACCGCGACCATTTCAAATGGGAAATTGGTCTCGTTCAGCGCGATTGGCGTTACGCGGTCCGCATCTGCAACATCGATGTCGCGGCTCTTCAAACCGGCACGGCAGCGAACCTTATCAACCTGATTGTCCGTGGCCTCTACCGCATGCCCACGGCGCCGTCCGGTGCGACGACGATCCAGACCTCCGACACGCCGGCCATCCGCGCCGACATGGGCCGCACGGTTATCTACTGCAACCGTACCCTCCGAACCTACCTCGATCTTCAGGCGATGAACAAGACCAACGTTCTTCTCCGCATCGAGGAGTTCAACGGCATGCCTGTCACGACCTTCCGTGGCATCCCGGTTCGCACCTGTGACGCGATCCTCAACACCGAAGCGGTTGTGACCTAACCCCCCATTCGAAAGGATTACTTCCATGATTCTCGACGCACTTCAGTGCTTTACCCGCGATCCGGTGCCCGCTAACAATCCTACCGGTTCGTTTATTCAGACGGTTACTGCAACCGCGGTCAGCACCA